GGAATGTATTTAGCTGCAAGCACAGGAACAAGTGGTGCTGCTGCTGCTGATGCACAGGGTTATATGCTGAAGTTCGAAGCAAGTGAAAGGGAAGATTTCTTTGAAGTTACAAACGCACTAGGTTTGCTTTTGACTACTGCTGGATAACAATTCTTAATATTTAATTTATGCCCCGACCGATGAAAGTCGGGGTTTTTTAATATGATAAATTTAACAAAAGGACTTACCGAAACAATTTATTTCACAGGTACAGAAAAGGCTACTATTGCAAACCCTTTCTTTTTATTTGTGTTTATCCACAGGGTTACACTTGATGTTGTCAAGTTAATGGCAACAAATCAAAGTATTACTGGTAGATACGATAAATTTGCATTTACGGTTAACAACTTTTTTGATTTAAAGGAGGAGGGATTTTATAGTTATAAAATTTATCAAAAGGTATTGGTTACTGATTTTACAGTAGCAGGAGTAGTGGTTGAGGAAGGGTTTATGTATCTTAATCCATCAACTGCATTTGAACCAACTAAATACGAAGAACAAAACAATAATTTCGTTACTTATGAATTATAATAATATTATCACAGTTAAATTCGCACAAGCGGAGCAACCTAGATTTGAAGAAAAGAAAGGTAAAGGGTATATTGAATTTGGTATTAATAATAATTACCCTGATTATTTGATAGGGTTATATAACGAAAGTCCTAAACATGGTGCTATTATTAAAAGCAAAACAAATTACATATTCGGTCAGGGTTGGGATGGTATTGAACAGAAGGCAAATACTAAGGGCGAAACTTGGAATCAGGTAACAAAGAAATGTATTTTAGACGATGAACTTTTTGGTGGTTATTATTTACAAGTTATTTATAATTTATTAGGTGAGATTAAGGATGTGTATCACCTTGAATATCATAAAGTTAGAATCAATAAAGAAAAGAATGAATTTCAAGTAAAAAATGATTGGTCAGATAATAAAGAAACACCTAGAATATACCCTGCTTTTAATATCGCTGACCCTGTTGCAAGTCAAATTTTATTTGTAAAACAATACAATCCTAAGTCAGATTATTATCCACTTCCTAATTATTATCAGGGATTAAATTACATCGAAAGTGATGTACAAGTTAGCCGACATATTTTAGGTAATGCAAAGGATGGTTTTGTAGCTACAACATTAATTAATTTAAATGGTGGTGAACCAGCAGAGGAAGCAAAAGAAGCAGTTGAAAGAGGAATAAAAAAGAAGTTTACAGGCAGTGAGGGAGATAGAGTTGTAATAATGTTTAACAAATCAAAAGATAATAGTGCTGAAATATTGCCATTATCTTCTACGATGTTAACAAAGGAAGATTTTACAAATGTTAATAATTTAATTCAGCAAGAAATATTTGCCTGTCATCAGGTTACTTCACCGAGTTTATTCGGCATTAAGACAGAAGGCCAGCTTGGCGGTTCAACAGAGATAAGAGACGCTTACAAGATATTTGCCAATACTTATGTAAACGAAAGGCAGCAAGCAATTGAGGAAGTATTTAATCAGTTGTTTAATTATGTAGGTATTAATGGTGAATATGAATTAATACCAGTTGAACCATTAAGTTTTGAATTTAGCGAAGGGGTAATGGCTGCTAATATGACAAGGGATGAGATAAGGGAAAAACTAGGCTTAGCTTCTGAAGTTATTGCACCATCAATTAATCCTACTGATAATCCAACAGGTCAACCAATAGCAGCATCAAACGATTCTATTAAAAACCTTACAGGCAGACAGTACCAAAATGTAATGCGAATTGTTAGGCAGTTCACAAATGGAAAACTTACTAAAGAACAGGCTGCTTTAATGTTAAAGAATGGATTTTCTTTTACTGATAGTGATGTTAATACTTTTTTAGGTTTAGATTCTGACCCTTCGACATTTAGTGCCGTTAATAAAGAAACTGAATTGCTAGAAATGTTTGAAAAGTTCAGCGAAAGTTTAGATGATTATGATGTAATTGCAGAAAAATCACCTAAAGAGTTTAATCACTTTGCAGAGGAAGTTAGTTTAAGCCAATTAGAGGCTGAAATTTTGAACTTAATTAGTAAAGATAAGAGAATTACCAGCGAAACAATTTCAAGCGTTCTAAAGCAGGATATTAAGGTAGTAGAGGCATCATTAAAAAGCCTAGTTGAAAAGAATGTTTTAGTATCTAAGGAAATAAAGGTTGGTCAAGATACTATCATTGAAAGAAAGAAAACGGATATAAAACTAGATAAGCCAAAGACAATAACTTTGTCGGTTGCTTACACCTATGACTGGAGAACAGATGTTGTTATCCCTGCAAATGAAAGAGATTCAACGGAGCATCCATCGAGACCGTTTTGTGTTAAAATGATGCAACTTGCAAAAACAAGATTATGGAGTAGTGCTAACATTCAACAAATGAGTGTTGTATTAGGTTATTCAGTATTTGACAGGGTTGGTGGATTTTGGAATAATGGAGGTGATATTGAAACACAATGCAGACACCAATGGAAACCAGTAATAATTAAAAAGAAATAAATGAGCGCAAATATATTATTCATATCGGAAAGTTTAATTAAAAGCAGAACAGGAATAAGTGATGCTATTGATGGCAAACAATTAAAGCCACACATTAAAGTTGCACAGGATTTATATTTGCAGCCTGCATTGGGTTCAACTTTATATCTTCGTTTGCAGTCAGGTATAGAAGCTGCTAACCTTTCTAATTTAGAAAAAGTATTATTGGATAGTTATATTACCGACTGTTTAGTATGGTACACAATGAGTCTTTTGCCTTTTGGATTGGGTTATCAGTTTTTTAGTAAAGGAATATTGCAAAAGACAAGTGAAGAAAGCAACGCACCAAGCAGAGCAGATTTAGAATTGATAGGTAACGAATATAAAAAGACTGCTGAATTTTATAAGCAAAGATTAATTAATTATTTAAGGGAGAATTACTTATTATATTCTCAATATTTTAATCCTGCAACTGGGTTGGATGTTATTTTTCCCGAATTAAAAGCATATACAAGTCCAATTTATTTAGGTAATGTAGTTGATGGTGTAAGGGTGTTTTCTAATAATGCAACTACTGATGGCGCAACAACTATTTATCATACACCAGCAGCAGGGGATAATAGTTTTTCAGTTGGTGGATTGACTAATAAAGTGGTATTAATTGCAACAAGGTCAGGGCTAGTTAAAGGAATTACTAATTTACCTACTGCAAATCCAATGTATTTACAAATTGTTAATAATGTAGTTACATTATCTACTGGAGATGTAACACAAGCAGCCGAAATATTTACATTCACAATAAGATAAAATTATGGCTTATAAAAAAGCATTAATTCAAAAAGTATTATTTCATGACTTACAACCAATTAATAACAACAATAACAAGCCTATTGCAAAGCCATGCAATGATAGAGACGGCAAAGCACACAACCCCAAAAGAATGGTTGCTAAGAGATGAGCAGCCAATTTATCCAATAGCTTGCTTTTCTGTTAATTCGGGAACTATGAATATAGGCAGGGAACAAGTGTTTTCTGTTCAATTTTTCTTTTTAGATAAAAGCGGAAAGGAAGCAGAATTTGAAAACGATGTTATAAGCGACCAAATACAAACAGGGTCGGATATTTTAAGCCTAATGAGAACAGGCAGGAACAGTTATTCAATAGATGATAACGTTTCTTTTAATGCAATATCTGATAAGTACGAAGATTATTTAGCAGGGATAGAATACACAATTAACATTTCAACACAAAACGAATTTACAGGATGCAACGTGCCATTATAATAGTTTTATTATTTTTATCTTTTGGATTAAAAGCACAGGTTTACCAAGCTATGCCGCAGGCTGGATATGGCCCTGTAAAAAGATTTCTTACTGATAGTGTTTTGACTATTCCAACAGGTATAAATTCTTTAAGAAATATTACTGGTGGAAGGGATGCAGGGCAGATAAGATGGAATACAACTGATAGTAGTTTGTATATGTATAGTGGTTCACAATGGATTAAAATAAATACAGATACAAGTTCGTTAAATAATAAGATTAATGGTAAATTAAATATAAGTGATACGGCTGCCATGCTTGCCACTTATTTAAATGCAAGTGATACTATCAGCCTTTCAAATAGAATAAATTTAAGGGTTAAATATTCAGATACTGCATCGATGCTTTTACCATATTTACGAAAGTTAGATACTGCAAGTTTGTCGGATAGGATTAATAAAAAAATGGATAGTTTAATATTAACTACCATTGGCACAGGTGGATTGGCAACTTTGTTAGGAACTACTTTAAACATCCCTAATTATGGTGGTGCTTTAACTGGATATGTACCATATTCAAATGCAACAAATAACGTTACATTAGGAAGTTATAATTTAACAGGAACTTTATTAAATGCAGATTATGCTTTACAGGTAAAAAATGGTGTTGGTGCTTATGGTAATTCTACTGTGAATTATACTGCAATTACTTCAGATAATGGAAGTTTTAATTTTTTTACCAATTGGATGTCGGGACCAACAACCTTTTCAAAGGGGGCGGCTTTCGTATATCCTACAAGCGGTACAACTTTTCAATATTTATTACCTATCCGAAATGGCACTTTAGCATTGGTAGAAGATACGGTAAGTTTATCAAATAGAATCAATGCGAAATTAGCAATAACGGACACAGTTTCTTTGAGTAATAGAATAAATTTAAAAGTAAATATTTCAGATACTGCTTCAATGCTTTTGCCATATTTAAGGAAAGCAGATACAAGTTCTTTAAGTAACAGAATTAATTTAAAATTAAATGCTAGTGACACGGCAAGCCTTTCAAATAGAATTAATCTAAAATTAAATATTAGTGATACATCTAGTATGCTATCTAATTACCAAAGTGCTATAAATGCTCGTGTTAAATATACCGATACTGCGGCAATGTTAGACCCCTATTTAACCGCTGCGGTAACAAGTGTAGGGTTATCAATGCCAGTTGCTTTTAACGTCTCTAATAGCCCTGTAACAAGCACAGGAACGATTGCAGTAACAGGAGCAGGAACGGCGGCACAATATATTCGTGGTGATGGTCAATTGGCTACTTTGCCATCAGGCGCAAGCGGTGGTTCTTCGGTTGATTATTATTTAAATGGGGGTACAAGTCAGGGAACTATTGGCGGAAGTACTTATTATGAAATGAGTAAAATTCCAGTTATAGGAACTGGTGCAGATTTTAACAGAACTAATGCACAAGGCAACGGATTAATTGCTCAATTTATTACCGATTCTTTAGACCCGAATAGAACTGAAATACCAGCAGGGGCATGGAATTTTGAAATGTTTTTTAGTGCTTCTTCAAGTGGTGGGTTGCCGACTTATTATATAGAGTTATTAAAATACGATGGAACTAATTTCACAACAATTGCAAGCGGTTCGGCAAATCCCGAAGGAATAACAAGTGGAACAACTATTGATTTATATTTAACTTCTTTAGCAGTTCCATTTACTGCATTATCTATAACGGATAGATTAGTGGTAAGAGTTTACGTTACTACTTCAGGTAAGACAATTACACTACATACTCAAAACGGACATCTTTGTTTAATTACAACAAGTTTTGCAGGTGGTGTAACATCGTTAAATGGGTTGGCTGCAAATACTCAATATTTGGCCGTTGATACGGTAGGAAGTGATTTTAATATTAACAGTTTAGTTGATACACATACTTTTAATTTACCGACTGCAAGCGCAACAAAACGAGGTGCTTTAAAGTCTGCGGATTGGTCAACGTTTAATGGTAAAATGAATTATGCAGATACTGTAAGTTTATCAAACCGTATAAACACAAAATTAAATAGCGCAGACACTGCTTCGCTATCAAATCGTATTAATACAAAAGCAGATGCATTAAGTGGAACAACAAACACAATACCTAAATTTACTTCAGGAACTACAATAGGAAATAGTAATATAAAAGATGATGGAAATATAGTTACGGTAAACGCAACTGCTGGCAGTTTTGGTGCTTTGCAAGTTGGTAATTATAATGGTAATATTTTAATGAATACTACTAGCACAAGTGCAGGTTTAATATTTCAAAATACATCATCTAGTAATAAATTATGGGATATAAGCAGTGTTGGAAATGATCTTGCATTTGATGAGTCAAATGTACTAGGAGCATCACCTAGAATGTATTTTCAAGCAGGTGGAAATGTTGGGATTAATACAATTACACCAGCAAATACATTAGAAGTGAATGGAACTTTTAAGTCGGTAGGTATTGCGACATTTGGCAGCACATTATCTAACGGAACTTATACCTATACTCTGCCATCAGGCACAGGTACATTAGCGCTTTCAAGTGCTTTTGATACTACTTCATTATCTAACCGAATAAATTTAAAATTAAATAGTGCAGATACTGCTTCTATGCTTAGCAGTTACCAAAGCGCAATTAATTCTAAGCAACCACAATTAAGCGGAACAGGTTTTGTAAAGGCAAGTGGCACTACAATTAGTTATGATAATAGTACTTATTATCTAGCTTCTAATCCAAATGGATATACAAGCAATACAGGAACGGTTACAAGCATAGCAACAGGATTAGGATTAAGCGGTGGTACAATTACAACAAGCGGAACGTTATTAGTAGATACTGCTTCTGCATCAATTCTTAGCAGACAAAGAGCAGCGAATACCTATGCAACTACATCAGCATTAAGTGGATATTTACCATTAACAGGTGGCACACTTACAGGTGCTTTGGGTGGGACAAGTGCAAGTTTTTCAAGTAGTGTAACGGCTGCAAGTGGAATTTTTACTGATGGTAATCAAGGTTTAATTGTTAGACCATATACCTTTGCAGGTGTTGGTACAGGTGCGATTTATTTATTTGGAGTTACACCTACGAATCAAAATTACTTATTTGCAGCTTCATCAACAGGTACAAGTATTAATACCTTTACAGGAGGCAGTATAAATTTTAGCATAAATGGACAGAATCCATCTATGATATTAAATTCATCAGGCAATGTAGGAATAGGAAC